TTATTAAATTGTTAAAGTTCTACCTATTTCATTATAACATACCTATTATTTATCCCAGAAATACTTACTACTGCCGGAAGAGACAGGCTGGCGTGTCACATTAGATGTCTTAGATACCTCTGGCTTTTTCTCAAAAGGCAAAGACGGTATAGCGATTGTTGGTATCCCATATTCTCTAGCCAATGCTTTTACTTTCTCGGCATCCTTACTATCATAAATCTTTGTCCATGTTCCCCAGAACAACATATCAGCTACAAATTCTGGGTGATCTTCCTTGTAATCATCCTGTTGTGAAGTGGTTAGTTCGTCATAGTAGTATGTCCTTTCCTTTACGAACTCCCAGTAATACTCCACTATTTCAGGAAAACCCTCTTCCGTTGTTCTCATATCTTCGGGAATAGAATAAGTTGCGCTCCTAATGTCTGACCCTAAATCCTTCATAGTATGGTCGGCGCTTAGCAGTGGTATAGATTCGCCTATAGATGACAATGCCTTTTCTGTCTTAGTTGGGTCTGGTGGTTCGCCAGCGAATAAAGCGTGTTGTATAGATTCATACCAGTTACGCTCCTTTTCGTAAAACTCAGGATTCATCTCATACGTCTTATCAAATACTTCCCTCACTTGCCTCAAGGTCTTACGGTCTATATATTTCTGATCCGTGACCGCCTCCAGTATATTCATTAGTGTCCCATAAAATGGAATAAGCATATCGGCTGCCCTAGGGACATCTTTCGTCAGGCTGTCCACAGCCCATTCTTCGCCATGAATTATTCCATTAATATCATTCATTACATTTGTGACGGCCTCTATTGACCCGATAGCCAATCCACCAGGCCCCCAGCCAAGAATCATAGTGAGAATATCGTAAGGGTTTCTCTTTTTCCCTGTTGCCTTTTGGTATAACGAACCTGCTATAAACATACCAACACCGGCAGCTATTAGAGATTTGGTCGCTCTACGTTTTTCGGTTGGTGAGGTTTTTGAACTCGGCCTTAACTTTTCAAAATGCAGGTACATCTTCTGTGTGACACCCCTTGGAAATGTCATCAAGTTACCGATGATCCTGCCCGATATACCCATTTCAACAGGTGCTCTATCCCTCCTCTTGTACCTTAAATGTGTGCGGGTAGTAACAAAGTTGGCTATCTCCCTGACCGCAGCTTCACCACCAGTCACATCCTTCAATCCCTCAAGCCCATAACTAACCTTATCCTGAGCTAGTAATTCGAGGGTGTCTATTTGCTCAGTGTGCGACATATCGCTCATGCCAGAAGAGTTAATGAACTTCTTAACATCACCATCCTTCTTGTATTGCACTAAAGCCCTTTCTGCCTTATTAGCACTGGCATAGAATGACAAGACATCTCTGTTAATCTGGTCGGACTTGCCATAGTAGGAAATCTTGCGCAATAATCTCTCCACTGGGGTATTCCCCATGCCTTCCTGCATCAACCATTCACGCATCACTGCCTTGTACTGGCTGACATAGGTTTTTATATACTCTTTTTCCTGAGGGGTTATTGTGCGGTTACGAGGGTCAAGGAATACTCCTTGGTCAGGATGCAATGCCATATTTTGAAATAGATTTCTGACAAACATGTGAGGGGACAGGGATAGAGTGCTAAACGAGAAGCCAGCCATCCGCATAGCTACCTTGGCAAATACCTCTTGAGGATAATAACCCCTTGCTTCCTGCATCCACTGTTCAATATTGAAACCAGTCCCACTTGGGTTCTTTAACTTCGGTGCTACGTCTGCTTGGAATATTCTGTTTATCTCCCTGAAATGAGACTCAAGTTTAAGGTTCTCCATCTGGCGTATATAAGCAGCCCGTCTTTGCAGGATATTCTTTTCATGTGGGGCAAATGTCACACCCTCTCTACCTTTTAATCTACCCTTGCCTATGACAGCAGCTTTAATTCTGTGTGTTTGGAGTTTAGGATTAACGGCGATATGAGGCTCATACCCACTCTTGATAACACCCCAGTCTTTGGTTTTAAGATAGTCAGTTAGGGCATCAGCGCCCTTAGACTCATAGATTTTAATGGCCTCTACAATATCTTCCTTTGGTGCGTTGAGGATTTCTGCTTTAATTAAATCGGGATTACCATTAGCACTATGGTAAGCATTGCTAAACCTGTAATACCTGACATCGTTCTGATAGCTGAATAAGTCCTTTTCTATTTGCTTGGCTATCTTAATCTCAGCTTCAGTAATACCTTCAGGGGGTTTCGGCCCCATCTTATGCTTGGAAGCTATGTAATCATTTATTCGCTGTAGTGACTTATCATCTTTGGCTATTTTCTTAAATTCGGGAGTGACCTTCTCAAGAGCCTCATTCATTACTTCAGTTTTGCGGTCTGCTTCATCTGTTAAATTCTTAGCCCTTTTGAAAACATCATAAATGCGGCTGCCTGTGCGTTCCTGTAGTTTTTGCATGTAGATAGGCATATCAAAAAACGGGCTTACACCTACTTCTTCGGGTGTTACCGCCTCGCTTATCCTGCCCTTGATGTCACCGATAGCAGACTGTATCTCAGGTTTGCCTTTTAATACCTCTGCTAGTTTGGCATCATGCTCAATTAACCCGACTTCGGACTCACTGTTCATTGCTCGGATTATTTCTTTCCCTTGTCGCTCTGTTATAAGTTTACCGGGACTCTCATATTTGTCAGTAATCAGTTTGTTGTCTTTGAGTATCCTCTGGTATACTTCCTCTGTTAATTTCCCGCTTTTAATAAGTCCTGCTCTCAATGATTGGATGTCCTTTTCTGTGCCAAGTGTCACTACGTGTTTCCCCTTGATTGTCTTTGGTCTAGCGGTCTGTACCGACTTCAAAACATCATTAAGTTTGGGGAGTCCTATCTGACTAAGCTGATTACTATCACCCTTTTCTCTAAACAGTGCCCTGTACTGAGATGCGGGTAAACCCTTCGTCTTAACGGCAACCATCACCTTCTGCCGCAAGGCTTTTTCTTCTGGGATAAGTTTCTCATTGATTGCTTTTAATTCCTGCCTTAAAGCAATCTTCTGAACACCCTTAGGTAATTTCTTTGCGGGTTTGGCTAACAGTTCACTTATCTCAATACGCCTATCAGTTGGCGCTTTAACCTGTAATACCTCACTAACAGGCTTAACCCCCTCAGATATGGCTTGTGGTGCTTCTGGTGTGGGTGCTGTGATAGGTTGCGCTTTGCTTGGTATGTTTATTTTGTTTACATCTTTGCCAATAGAATCACCTACCCCTGTTTGCGTATCAACCGTTATACTAACACCTTCTCTTGTAGCACCAAATACAGTCATAGGTTTATCTAAATCTATGACAAACTGTGTTTGTTTAGCATTTACGGTACTTTCAGATTCCTTAACTACTTTCCCTATAAAGGGTTCACCATAATACACACCAGAAATGCTATCACCTACTCTGTATTCTATTACTGGCTTTGGTACTACAGCTTGCTCAGTTATTGGTGCTTCACTAATAGGTGCAGTAACCTCTGGGGTAGTGGGTTCGACCCTCATACTATCTAGCACTTTCCAGTATTCATTAAGTTGCTTAGTATCGTATTCGGGGAATATTGACCCTCTAGCACCTCCATGATAAGGTAGTGAGCGGTTGCTAAGTTCTGTTTCAACTTCTGCTAACGCGGATTCTAACTGTTCGCTAGTTGCAATCCCGGATATTCTCTGTGTAGCTTCTAATCTGGCAAGTTCCAGTTTCAGTTCTGGCTTTGTACCACTACCAGCAGGGAGTTTCCCTTTGGTTTCAAGCAGGGAGTTAATTTCATTTATCCTGACACTCGCACCCTCCAACTCTCCCTTAACACCCTGCATAGCCTGTAATGATGGGGCTTCACCTAATTCACCAGCTTGCATTTTTCTGACAGTCTCAGTTGTTCTTGTGCCTGTGAATTCAGGCACATCCTTTGGCGCAGTAGGTGGTACAGGTGCTTTCCCAGTAGGTGTTTTCCCTCTATAACCAGACCTCTGTAAATTATCATACGCTTGACTGAATACTGTTCTTGCCTGTTCTGCCTTACCACTTCTCCACAGCCTGAAAGCCGATAGTATATCCTTTTCAAACTCAGTACCCTTTAAGTCTTTGTTAATCCCCTTGTATAATGGAGTATTGCGCCATTGACTCATGGTTCTAGCTTCTGTTACTACACCTTTGACTTTGGATGGCAGACCGAAAGCCCCTTGCATTACCTTTTCAGTAGCCCATTCAGCCGCGTACAAAGGAGATACGGCAGCCTGCCCCACTCTCAAACCTGCCCTTGCCAATCCAGTCTCAGTAGTTGGAGCTAATGCCCTAAACGCCTTAGTCCCAAAGGAAGCAGGTGCGCCAGCTAGTGCGACTATATCAGGTAAAAATTCAGCAGCACCTTTAGTTCCGAGTACGGCCTTTTCACCTGTCCTACCAGAAGTCCAAGGCAATTCGATACCAGCTTCAGGTAATTCCTCATAAGGTGTCTGGAAATCCTCTGTAGCTAAAGCATGAAGTATTGCTGATGTACTCCTACCTAATCCAGCCCATACATCCAAAGGTGTCCCTGGCTTGGGTTGTAACCCTCCAGACATAGCTATAGTCTCAGGAGTAGTAGCCAAAAGTTGACGTTTTAATGGTTGAGGTACAGGTTGTGGTGCAGTAACTCTTCCACTTGCTCCAGAATCAATATCTCCCATTCCACCACCAACTCTACTCAATAGTTCATCCATAGCCAATGACCTGCCACTTCCCCCACCCATCATACGCAATAACTCATCTATCGCCCATGACCTGTCATCTCCCCTCGTTGGGCCAATGGGGGATGGTAGTTTTTTTTCTTCTTCCCAGAACCATCTAGGCATAACTATTCCTAAAACCCAATAGTCCGAATTTTCGGCGAAAACGCAGCTGGCCTTTCCCCTCTCTCATAAGGAGACTTCTTGTAATACTCAGACTTCAACCGTTCTCTTTCCTTTTGTAAATGAGTAGCCCATGTTTCTTCTGTGCGTTTAGTCTCCCATTTTCCGTAGGAAGTGTCACCAACCCGTCCCTCATCACCAACCCACTCAGCTTCACCAAGTTTCTTAAACTCACTAGCAATAGTGGGATAGCGACTCTTAAACCATGTCTGCCATCTCTCTGGCCCCTTAACCTCTATATCATCAATCTCAGGGGCTTCAAATAATTCGGGTTTAGGTTTTTCAGTAGATACCCATCTTTTAATTGCTTCAGCATCACCCTCCCCGGATTCAAGCCACTCTGTAACATAATGGCCTTTCGGCCTCATTGCTTCAGGGTCGCCGTGGACTTGAAGTCCAACACTGGCAAGATCTTGCTTTTCTTCTAGTGTGAGTTCGCTAAACTGAGGATTATCAGGATTGGAAATATACTGAGCACCTAGAGATGCTGATTTCTCAGGTGACACTCCATATTTTTCGGCAAATTCTATAGCTCTTGGGTCAATATCTGGTTCACCCTGCCAGTCTTTCGGATACAGGTCTTCCTCTGTATTACGCCTAGCCTGACCTCTTATCTGCCCTACTGTCTTATCTATAGCAGTTTGAAGTTGAGCTATCTGTTTTTGCATTACTTCTTGTACGGCAAGGGTTTGGGTTGGCATCTGAGTTTGTAATTGCTGGATAGCCTGATATGCTGCATTTACCTGATTCTCTTTAGTCCCTCCTACCCCAAGCGGTAGTTGCTGTCTCTGTGCGGCAGCAGCCTGTGCTTCTTGCTGTTTCGCTAGTTGCTCTGCTTCAATCCTTTTCTGCTCGGCAATAGGGATGTTTTCCCAATAGTTTCCAACTGCATTAACCAAACTCTTATCAATGTTGAGTATAGTTTGACGTTCACCTTTATATTGACCAGTCCCATTAAGTCGTGCCGCCGTATCTAACCCAATCATTACAGCTTGCTCTTTGAAGCCAGGGTCGCTATCTATTTTTGCCAACAAGTATTCCTGAAGGCGGTCTAAAAATACATTTGCCGCCCGCTCATCCTGTATAGTAGGTTGACCAGCATCTAACCATTCCTGATAGTCCAGCACACCACCAGCATTTTTATAATCCTGGAAATTGACCCTGCCTTTTCCCTCTTCTATATCCACACTTGGTGTTAAAAATGGGTCTGTCATAATTCCCTCCCCATTCCTTTACGCTTCATGTAATCACTCATAACGCTCTGCCAATACGATTTGGTACTCATTCCCCATCCAGAAGGTGCAACCTTGGCATTTGGCTGGAAGGTATTGGGTTGAGCAGGCCTTGGATAAGAATTACGCATGGAATCCCTTTGCCTCTGGAAATGGTACGGCTCAGTCTGCCTCAGACTTTGAGCTGCTGGATAACTTCTCGGTTTCCCAAAATCAGACATTTATGCCTCCTCTACCCCGATAGGCCCTTGCGATTGAGGAATGGTAGTTTGTGTCTGTTGATCCATCATCCCCATCTCTTCCTGCTCTAACATTGCCCTGAGGTCTTCAGCAACCTGACCAGCTTCATCTTCCCTTCCAGTTTTCATTAACGCTATGATTGCCCTCAACATAGCCATCTTGGGAGAGTGCTCGGCCATTTCTATTGCAGATAAATCGTTTATACCCTTCGGGTCTGGTAGTTTCAGGATAAACTCATGGATAAAGGCATCGGGAAGACCTAACCTCTTTGCCATGTCCGCTATCTGGTAGGTATCCATCTGTGTCCAGGGTGTCATTGCGGTAAACTCTACTTTGGTCAAATGTGGCTTTTTCAGGTCAACTGGCTTTACCTTGACCTGAAAGTATTTTCTCTTCACCTCATGCTTGACATCGACAGTCATTTTGCCGTCTATCAGTTGCTCCTCTATCTGCCTGCATATCTCGGCATAGAAATAGTTAAGATTCTTTAATTGCGGATTGAATATCTTGTTTCCAGCTTGCTGCACAAGATTATAGAGAGTGCCGGAAGGGGCGGGGCTACCGACTGGAATATTGGGTAGTGAGGCCCTTGCCTTCTGCTCATTTAACCAGTTAAGCATCTGCACTACTGTCGGGCTGAGTTCCTTCATTGGTGCTGGCATTAGTTCGTTGTGTCCCTTGGGCAGATTCAATACACCTTCCGCAAGGTAAGCGGTAGTCTTGAGTTGCACTCCCTTCTCATCGTAATAGTTGATAGTAGGCTGATTGGCGAGAAGATTGGCATGAGTAGCTGCGATAGAGGCAAACCTGTTACATGTCCTGTTAATAGCCCTCAACGGGGCAAAGATACTGTCACCATATCCACCAGGATCACTTTTTGAAGGTCTGGTTACGGGAGGCCGTGTTGCTACGGGTACAGCTATTACAGGGTGCGATCTGAAATCATAAGTCTTGGGACTCTTGAGAAATTCATTATCGCAGATAACGGCATTGGTAAACTTTCCCTCCCCATCGCACCTCCAGTAATCAATAGTCTCGTTATCTATCAACTTGCCTGCCTTATGACCCCACTCATCTTTTAGTGATGATGCTGAACGGAAAGTCTTATAGCCAGTCCACAGGAAGCCGTCTGATCCAACCTCGCTGGTGAACCACCTGGCATCCATTGGGAGTAAGTCAAACACTACATCATCTTTATTTTTGTAAACAAGAGTTCTGCCAACAACCCACCCATTGATGATAGAAAACCAGATAGACGCTTCCCTGAAAGCCGGCATGAGTATTTTCCTCAATCTTCTATCTGCCATATCAAAGGCAAAGTAAAGCAATCTTTCCAGCTTGGCTATATCGTCCCTCTTATCCTCCCCCTCATTCTCCACCATGCGAATGATAATCTGCATCTCAGCATCAGATAGAGTTGACTGCACCTGGTCTGCAAATGTGCGTGGGTCATTTGAAACCACATCTACATCATTATCATGTATCCAGTTGGGAGGTTTCTTAAACCCAGACTTCTGTTCATCGTGTGCGTCAGATTCAAGATTCCACATCTTGAAATCTTCGTCCTGACGTTTGTGAGTATCCTGGAGTTCAATCTCTTTTGACCTTATCTTGTCGGTAATCCCCTTAGCGTCTTCAGTATCTTCACTTTCTACCATAAATACACCCCTATTCTATTATAGCACTCACCCTTTTTAGAAGATTTGCCTTCCTCCGACAAACATGGAGGCTGGCATTATCAGCCCTATATCATCCAGCACAGCTCCGGCAAACATTAAAGCTATTACGGTATCACCATGAGTCTTGCCTAATGGTTCGGGGTAGCCGTTTACCCACTGATATTCCATCATTTCTTTTACCTGCGGTTTGAAATGTGTAATTAAAGACCCATTATTGATTCTCTCCACCAGTTTAACCACCAGTTCCCTCTTATTCGGCCTGGTCAGTGCCCACCCGTACTTATGTTCGTTCATCATGTATAGATTAGGGTAGCCTAATTCCAGTAATTTATCAATTACCGCCCTGCCGATACCGATATTATCAACAACAAGTTTAGGGCTACCGTATTCCCCACATAATCGGTCACATTCAAAGGCGAAAGAGTCTGTACCTACCTTGTTTGAGTAAATAACCGCAACAACTTCCGAACTTAACCCCTTTTTACCAACAATAGTAAGACATGAGTAGTCCAACCCTACCCCTTCCCCAACATCAATACCAGCAGCGTATTGTGTCCCGACTGCAAAAGGGTGTAATATATGTATAAATCCTTCCCTGGTCTCACCATATCCACTATCTTCCCATAATCTTGTAAGGACTTCAGCCTTAAAACACGATACCGCAGCCAGTGGCTCCAACGCTTCCCCCGCCGTCTTGGGATAATTACCCTTAACTACCCAGGGTGTGTCCTCATTCTCTTTTTCTATCGCCTGATACCACTTTTCATCACGACCTGGCCTGACATCATACCCGTAAAACAGCGCCTTAAATCCGTTTTTGCCATCCCGTGCTGCCTTCCAGTGATTTTTGAAGTACGAGTCTGGCTTGGTTTTGTCTACCGTTGATACCGATATTAACTGCCTTTCAGGGTTATCAGCTACCGTAGCCCTGGTATGACTTAAATTGACCTCATAAAAGTCGTGGAAATCACTTTCATCATGTATAACCAAACCGGCTGTCTCTCCAATACCCGCTGTCGTAGTAGAAGGATATGCCGTTATCACACTCTTCTTTTCATTGAATCCAAACTGCGTGGCTGAGTCAGGTAATATCGTGTATACCTTCATCCACTCCGGTAAATTGTTATATATTATCCTCGACTTGCCAAGTAACTTGATAGCTTCCTTTTCACCCTGAGATAATTCAAGTACATTCCACCCCACAAACGCATATATCTTCCACAACGCATAAGCAGCTAAAATCCAACTTATCCCTATCTGCTTGCTCTTGACAAGGTCTATTAAACTACATGACATCAAGTGCCTTGTGAAGTCTATCAGGTGAGGCCAGAATTTGAACTCAAGCGCAAGGTCACCAGGCTCTTGAATCTTCACATGCTTCAGAAACTCAGTGAACTCCGCATAAGCCAAACCTAGTTTCCTCAACTTCTCTTCTTTACTTAATTCCATATTTTATCACCCGCAAAACCCCACCGATATACATGCGGTTCTTCCCTAGTATTTCTACTCACCCTTTATTTAATTTAAGCTAATGAAAACAAAGCCTTTTCTATACTTATCCTTGTTTCATCTGTTGCGGTATAGAAAATTTCATATTCGCCCTTCTCATAATCCGCTGTCTGACAATCATAGTGATATGCTCCCTCACTATCATATGTCATGGCTATTGATGCTACTTTCTCCTCGTATGGCCTAGCTCTATAAACCTTAACTTTCATTGATGTAGCAGGATTTTGCAACACATTTGAGGAATTCTTTACTATGATAGAGCATATTACAGTTTCACCCGCATTAAATATATCCATTTAATTCTCTCCAAACCTACTTGTAAAAGTCAAGTCTCTCGATAAGGAAGAAGTTATAGATAAATCCCTACTTAATATAGAAGTTATAGATAAATCCCTACTTAATATAGAGGTTATAATCAATATTCTCAAAGCCACAACTGATGGGGCATACGTAGTTAAATTAAGGGCAAGTGTTGTTGGAGTAACAGTGATATTATTAGAAATTGATACAACTGGAATATACGTAGTTAAGGCTAAATCTAGTGTTGTGGGAGTAACTGTTACATTCCCGGCAAATGTTACCGTTAATATAGGACAATAGGTAGTGCTCCCGTCATACGAATATGCGCTCCTGACTCCATGTTCAGCCTCTGCGCTGTGAGTGCTTCTATCATCGAAGTCTTCCCAGAACCACACCTGATCCTGACCAGAAGCCCACCCTGGTCTATCTACAAGTTCTTGTTCAATTGTTTTACATTCAGGGCTATCATAATCGATATCTTTTGTCCATGCAGGAATATAGTCCCAAGCTACCCTAGCTGTCGTATGTGCTGCAAACCTGGTATCAAAAGTAGTAGCATTGTCAGTAAAGGTAGCCGCATCATCAATATCTTCGGCACTTATCCTTGAAAGAACATGTTTGTTTGTATAGGGTCTATCATCATCAGCACGAAATTTAATAGAGGTACTAATTACTATACTTCCCTGAGGTACAGCGACATTAGGAATCTTCATACCACCACCCATCTTATAGCTAGTAGTAGAATATGCACCAGCCCACTGAGATGGCTGAGCAAGATCCCATGCCGATGGTGTTATTCTACGGTAACAGTCATCGGTAGCAGCCCCTACTTGCCAAGTTGGGTCAACGTCAATCGGATATGTTAGACCTGTGGTATCGAGACTTAGTGTTATTTCCCCTATACCAAACTCAATATCAACATCACGATATACTTCATTGGCATCCTTAGCAAATGGCTTTTTTAATTCACCAACAACCTCACCATTATGGAATATATATCTGCCTTCTCTTGTAATACCCTGACTAGAAAATGGGATGGTGATACTGGATGGTGCACTGGAATTCTTTAACCTGAACCCAAACTTGATTGACTCGTGCTCTATCTTGACCCCAATCGCAGCATTAGGAAAATTCCACACCCAGTATCCACCTATCTTTACGGGAGCACCCATGCTTGGAAATGGTTTGCCTAACTCAATCCAGTAAGACAGATCGTTACGGTCTGGGTATATGCGCCTTCCACTGTTATCGCCCATGCGGACAACATAGGGTAGCTTGGTAAACCTGGCAGTATAGTCCCCGCTATCAGGTTCAGAATAGTTATCATCTATATCCTGCCAGTCACCAACCTCATCCCTGTAATGGAAAGCACCCATAGTTGTCTGGACTTGCTTCTGCCCATTACCAAGATCAAAGGTCTTGCTATTCTTCTGGCGTAGTGCGGTAAGTTCAGCCAATTAAAGTATCTCCCATCCATTAGCTTCAACAAAGTCCACTAATACACTGACATCATCCTCAAGTAAATGAATGGTAACATCCGCATACTCTGGCTCTGGAGGCGGTGGCGGTGGAGGCGGTGGAGGTTCCGGCACAAAATAAGGGAGGTCAAGTTTAGTCATACCCCATACTTCAAAGTCCGCTTCGATAACCTCTTTCTCATTAACGTAAAAGACTACCTTTTCCCCAGTCTTACCATGTATCCTTGATCCCCTACCTGACTCAACTATGAACGGCGGGTTGTACCCATAATGCAGACTGTCATCAACATCACATTGTGCTACCTGATCGCCCATGACGGCTGATACCAACATCCCCTCTTCCCCACCAATGACTGTTCCATAGAAATGCTGTCCCGGCTGTGGCATACCCATTTTCTTTCCTCCCTATTTTAAGCTATTTTACCAACTCCACTCGCATGACCCGCACAAGTAAGCGTATTCCCATCTGTAGCTGTAACATCTGCACCGCCAGCTTCAAGTAGACTGTAGAAAAGTACATTTCCGCCTACTTTATAGACGACAGACCACTTTGCTGTAATAGAACCACCACTCGCTGTCCATACGGGGTCAGTAGCAATGTCTATTTTCGCATCATCAGTATCTATTACAGATACTACAAGGTCTACTGATTCCCCCCCTGCTGTGTAGCCATAAGCCGCTGCGTGTTCGTTAGTCAACCCTGCAAAGGTTGTACTTGCTGCCCCTATATTAGATGTGCTCAGGAATAGTGCCATCTTGAAAGTATCATCGTGAACATTATACTCTCCATTCAACATACCGGCCTTAGTTGTGTTTACTGATAACCACGCTCCCGCTGCCATAATAGTTCACCCCCATATTTGTTTTTTATTTCTCAACCTTCGGGCTATTACAGAACTGTTTTAAGGTTATTATCGCAGGTATGTGTCCATTTCCACCGCAAGTCTTACACCATTCCAGAATAGTATAAGCCCTGCAAGACATATCTCTCTGTTCTACTATGGTTATTTCATTGTATCCATCTGTACAATCTGGGCAACGCATTCTACCTCCGCTAAGGATTTCTTTACCTTATCCATATAGTCTGTCCTTCCTCAAACACTACCCTACCTAATATAAGTATATCACAAACCTCGAAACACAAAGAAAAAGGGAGCTTCAACCCCCTTAATTCTTAACCTCCTTTTATTTTATTCCTCCACTAATGACTCGGTTAGAGTAAGACCAGCCTTGAGCATCAACCTGAGTGTGCCCTGATAATTCCAACTCCATATCTTTATTATCATCATTGAAATAACATCTGTCAGGTAGTATATTCTCTACCTTGATTACTACACCTTGAGAGTGTAGACTAAATAGTAAGTTATCAGCTTTAAGGAAGAACCAATCCCTTGTTTCAGTGGGCAAGTCTAGCCAAGTAATCGTCTTACTAACATCAGAGTTCTCATAGAATGTCCTAGCCACCCCTTCCCTTATCTCTTCTTGCTTAGTCATTTACCGCCCCGCATCTCGGACACTTAACCTGTCTCGCGTCTACCTTCTCATAGAAACACTTACACTCTTTACACTTAATACTACTCATGAAGTTCCTCCCTTATCATATCCTACTACTTTCCTATTACAACCCCTCTCTCGTCTATCCTGTAGCCTTTAGTAACTGCTCTAATGCTTCCTGCCATGCTGTGTTGAGGTCATCATTATCGCCCTCTGCATAGTTTTTACCAATAGAGCACCAAACCCTTATCTTGCCCATTCCCTTATCAGGCTTGTTGACACCATGTATATTCCAGTGTTCTACTTTCGGTATCACATACTTCTCAAAGAAGTTCATGTCAAGAACAGGCTCGCCAATAAGAACAGTATCATTTGGAATCCACCAATTCAGTATTCTTCCCGATGGTATCCCTATATTTGGCTTAAACCCACACCATTCTAATATACGGGAACTATTCTCCATGAAATTCTCTTCTTGCATCTTCATATCCCTTCTTATAGCCATCCGAATATCCCTTGTTGTGCTGCTTAGTATGCTCTCCAGTAAATGTTAATTCTAGGTTTTCTATACGGCTGTCATATTATCTCTCCTTTACATAATGTTGGAAATCATATTTTTATTATAAGCGTTTTTTGAGGTAGGATAGTATTATTAGTCTTATTCGTGTATAGTTGTGGTTGGGTGTCTTGGTTGTGTTAATGTTGGTGATGTTAGTAGTAGACGAGAGTGGTGGCGGGGGTCGAACCTACTATCGCCGGACTCTAACACCAGCAGTTTACCCTGCAATGTACTATTCATTTAATCTTTTGACCCCTCTCTCGTTCATCTGAGAGCTTGACAGCTACGGATTTATCCATGCCAGCCACCCTTGTCAGGCCTCCAGCATTGACCATCCGAGAAAGCAGCACATCCTAATGGAATCTCTTTAAGCTCTATCCTCTTCCCCTGGTCATACCAGTACAATTGCCCGGTGAAGTTGTGGGGATTTACGATGTCCGGTTCACTTGGTTTGCTTGTTACACCCTGCGTTACACCAGAGGGCTTGGATGTAACGCATCTTTCGGATAATGTAACGCTTTGTGGTAAATCTGTGACATCTAGCGTTACATCGGTAACGCCTTTCTGCTTATCCCTGTAACGCTGTACCCTTAGTCTTGTCTGCTCTTTCTTGTCCATCATCTCACCTCCACCCCATATTATAACACTATTCAGACTCTTTGTCAACCTGTTCTATCTGTATTACCTGAGCCTGTTCTAGCCTCCTCTGATCTATTGCAGCAAATAGACTCTGTACGAGTACTGACGATAACTTCTCCCCTCCCTCTAGCTCAACTGTGCTTGACTGTTTTGGCCGGCCTAATCTTCTATCCCAACAGTATATTATCATCTCTCTATCGCCTTCCAGCGCCTTCTGGATAGTAATATCAATGAGTCTAGGAGAGTTCAAATCTATCTGATCATTAAAGTATTTCTGAATGTTTTTAATCTTTCGTTTGCGTCCTGAGCGACCTTTCACTCCTGCCATATACACCTCATAATAATAAGTAAATAATGTATAGAAAATAGTGTTATAATACCCTTATTACATTATAGCATAGTGGTTAAATAGGTTTTAGAGTGTTTGTCTCTCACTGTAATGGATATCTGAGGGTTTAATGGGGTGTTACCATGCTGTAGTATCCCCTGTATTATATGTATTGATAACGTTGTACGATATGGGCAATCGGGTACATTATGCTATCCGGTCATTATCTCGTAATTGTCTCTCTGCCTTGACCCTGGCATTGATATGCGGTTCATTAATATAGGCATTGATTGCGCGGGTACTCACAGAATGATCTATACCATAGCTTACCATGTCCATCATGTTTACCATCGTCTTACTGTCGACACGTATCTCTTTATTTAATATCAGACATACAGACCTGAGTTTCCCCTCATCATTAGCTAACCTGAAGATCAAACTCTTATTGTTCATACTATTATTATAACATAACCTAAAATAGTTCATAAACCTATTGACAGAGTGTCCGCTAAGGTGTACTATTATAGTAGATCAAATATTATGGAGGTGAATCAAATGCTATTCCCGCAATACGAAACCAGGGATTCAGGCACTCTTTACATTATCTATATATCAGAAGGTGGCACTTATTACCAAGTAACAATTCCTCCACTTTTCACTGATGTTCAGGGCACTATCAAGTTACAATAATAGTAGATTAAACAGGAGGTGAATTATGAATACACTAAAGGATTATCAAGACACAGTATCCAGACCAGGCAAGTTTGAACAAGAGGCTAGTTATGTCCCATATTTCTGGGAAGTATATCTTGATGGCTTTGCGGATGATGATGACGGAGAGATATTAACTTTCAATGTATCTCAAGAGGATGTCGCTATGTTCCCAGAATTAAAGGATAGAGAGACTGTCAAGTTGGTAGAACTAGACTACGGCTTTGTAGTAGAATTATAGACTCTTAATTATAGTAGATTAAACATTGGAGGTGAATTAAATGAAAGCTACTAGACTGGAAAAAGAACACCTGAGCAACGGAGATTTAATCAGTATAACCAGATACGGTAATACATACGGATTTATGCACGGTTTTAATCCGTTTACCGAAGCTCCTGAATGTCACAACGGGCTAAACAAGACAACGGCCTATAAAATGTATGCGGACACGCTCAGAGCTGATGTATTAGAGTTAGATTAGAGTATATTAAGTAATGGAGGTAAGTAAAATGTTAAACTTTACTGAAACTAGGGATGAAATGGAAGCCCAAGGAAAGATTGCCAAGCGTGCAGTCTCAATGGCGAAGGATCTAGGCTTCAAGTATGACCAGATGACGGCTATAATGGATATATCCGCCTGTCACAGTAATGGCAATCCCCTAAAACTTCAAGAGTTACTGGATGCTGATGACTTCAACTTCGGGCATGATGTATTCGGTATACGCCAACATATTGACCGCGAGACAGGACAACTTCAAAACTGTTTTGTACCACGCTATTCAAGCTAGACTCTTATGACTGGCTCTAAGTAAGGGCTTAGGGCTAGCGATAAGTGCCTAATAATAGATTAAATGATAAGGAGCAGGGAAATGCGAAAATGGACTCAATCACTAACAGCTAAGGAGCGAAAACACTTAAGGGAAAATTGCGTGCCAAATGAAGGGCTAAATTCTAAAAAGTTAGCCATCGAAAGGGCAAGGGAAGCAGCAAGGATGGGTTGCTTTGAATGTAGAAGTATACTCTGCAAACTGGAGACATAATGAAAATCAAACCGAGTTACGGACTTTACTCCACTATACAAGTGAGCATTACATCGAAGATTAAAGCGGTGATATGGCTAGAGTCCCTTTTACTAAAATTGCTTGGCTTTACAGAAGTTACAGAATATACGGAAACGGATAGAACCTGCCACTAAGCACCCTGGCTGTATAGCAGGGGAGTAATAAGGAGAATAAGATAATGAGCTTAACTAATGAGAAGTATGTGGCATTGTTACTCTTGATTGAAGATGAGTCCATGAAGGATGTTGTTGAAGCATTGGCAGATTTTTGTAATAATAATGACCGAGAGAAAAACTGCGATATACTTTCTAAAGCATGGGCTAAACTAAGTTAATCCTCTTATAACTGGCCGTTTGTGGGGCTTTACACACACGGTTCCATAAGCGGTCAGCGATAAGAAGATTAGCACCTTAACAATAGAATATTGATACTTCGCTGGATGGGCTGGTGAGAATATAGGCTATCAAAACTGGTGTCTCGGTGAAATTCCGAGTAGGTGGGTTCGGTTCCCACTATAAGGTTTTCATACTCCCTTCACTAGCTCATCCATAGGGGTATCAGTAAATAATAAGGTGGAATGAAATGAATATAGATATACTAGAGATATTAGCTAGGATGTTAGGACAAGCTATTGCAGATAGAATGATAGACGAAATAAGGGAGGATAAACCAGAGATTAAATCGTAAAGGAGATATTATGAAGGAGTTTTTAGAAACATTAACCAGATTAACAACAAGATGCTTTGACCCCGAAATACGGTATGACCATGAGGCTGACCAATGGATAATCGCTCTTGATAATTGGACTAGTGAATGTTCTAAAGATAGCTTTGTGGGCTACTGTAAAGAAGCAACCGAAATCCCCGCAGTCATTGAGGAGTTAGCTAAGGAAGCCTCTCAATTATGAATGAGACTAAGCCTGAGTAAATAAACCGATTACCCATAGGGGGTCATGATGAAACTACCGAGACATCATAAGCACCGGTCAAGCCAGAGCGGTACAAGACGTTGGTGCAGGATAGATAGACACCTTAACAGGGAGACTAGACTATTAGCCAGTAAACTGGATATAAAATACTTGGGATAAGGAGAGGAGAGAAAAATATGAAAATACTTGTAACGGAGTCATATATTCTTGACACTGAACTAATTAAAACTAATCCTCAGGTTAAGCATGTTATAGAAAAATCAGCCTTTAATAAAGAAAATGATAATATAGCAAACCTATGGGCAAGTGATGAAGCAAAGAGATACGGGACAGACCACAAAATAACTCTTGAGCTTATTTAAGGGTTAGCCCATATAGGGATAAGGAGTAAAGATGTTACACCATACTATTGACCCGAAAGTGAGCACTATGTGGGTTTGTCTGGACTCATGTCAAGTACATCGGAGAGCTATGTTATCTTTAAGGGATTGCTGTATGCTCTACCAATGGCCAAGTAAGAATTAAATGTCCGTTAGGGGTTGACAATAGACCTGTTTTAGTTATATAATATACAGTAAGGGGGCAAAGTAATGGCAAATAAAGTATATATTCGAGACTTCGAGACACGCAGTATTGTCAAGGAAATAGAGGTACACTACCTATAATTCACGTCAGTATGACCGCTTTGAAATGGGGCTACTCAGGAATATAGACCTTGAAAAATATTATCTCGATGATGATGATTACCAAAATGAACAAGCCAATGGAGGTTAAATGAATAACGTCAAGAAACTGATAGACTACACAATGAACCAGAAGGGGATAGCCAATTATAACCAGCTATCAAAGACACTCAAGGTATCTCATGCTACTATATTGAGGTGGAAAAACGGAGAGGATAAACCAAATATCCGGTCACTTAACAGGTTAGCTCATTTGTCAGAGCTACCGATAGCTTACTTGATGGATGACATTTATGGAGGTAAGTAATGGTCAAATGTCCAAATAAGTCATGCGAGAACGGTATTGTTACCAGGATAATAACGTGGAAACCAGATCATCCTATTACACAGTATAAATGTCCAGATTGTAAGGGAACTGGTAAAGTAAGTAAAGATCATAAATTAATACAGGATAATTCAGCCTACCATATTCTGTGAGCAGGGTTGTGCAGAACTATCACCAGAACTTCTGAGAGCCAAATCGGAGCGTTTATATATCAAAGTAATAGTATTCTATCAAGGAGGTTAAAATGTATACCAAAGAACAAGCAGTTAAAGAGTCAATAGAGAAGTGGGAGAAGATTGTTGCAGGCGAGGAAGAAGTGGAACCAGATTGTGGGTTTTGCCGAATGAAAGAAGAAGGGGGCTATAATTGTGATAAGTGGTGTCCAATGGGTAAAGCGGGGGTATGCATCCGTCCTGATGGTTTATACCAACAATGGCTAGTCCTTCCCTCACAACCTAAGGCCAGAAAAGTATTGGCCGGAGTCAAGAAATATGGTAAGCTCTGGATTGAGGAGGAATAAAATGGGACAATGGATAGGGGACTTAAGGTATATAGCACCGAACTCTTCTTCTAACATCGTGGTCATAGATGAGAAGACAGGAAAGAAAAAGAGGTTACTGGATGAACACGGTGAATTGATAAGGGAATACGATTACAATGCAGAACCATCGTACCGGCACAGGCTGACTATATTGGGGGTTGAATGAACATAGAGGATATTAGACTGAGCGAGGAAGAAATGGTAATAGCCCTTGTTGTAAGTCCCGTAAGTAAAAAGAAGCCAAGTCTCGCTAAAAGCATAGATGAAAGCGCTAGAATTATAGCCAATGCTGCTACTGATAAGGCAATTGAGAAGATAGTGGAATATCTGATAGATGACATTATTGAAGAGGATTATTATACAGTTCTTAAGAAACTTAATTCCCTAAAGAAACTGGTAAATTAAAAGGAGGTTAAGATTTTTATTAAATGTTCATGGTGCGGTAAGGATATGGGGGAGAAAGAGCCACTGGAGCAGAAGGATACTACACACACTATCTGCCCTGAGTGTCTTGATAAAGAAATGGACAAGATAAATAAAGGGGAGGAATAAAATGACAATC